CAAGGTTGGTGAAGGTCGATTCCTTCATGTACTTGATCGTGTCCATGCCCGTGTTGCCCATCGGTATAACGTCCACTACGGCTATTGGGGCAAGCGGGTAGAGTTCCACCCGGGGGATTCGCGTCGCTTCCGGGTCCCAGCCAGCCGCAGTTTCGAAGAGGGTCTTGACGTCGATGTCCAGCTTGCGGACGGTGTGCTTCGTTTCGGCAGCCTTCGACTCGATGAAGAGCTGACCCAGCGTCCGCTTCTCTTCCTTCTTCTCAGGCCCTGCCGACAGCTTTTCGGTCTGCGGGTGATTCAATGTCGAATCCCATTCCGCAGCCTTCCGGCTGGCATCGCCCATCTCGGCCAGGCGGTCGCGCTCAATGCCGAGGGCTTCCAGTTCCTTGTTCAACTCGCGCACCTTCTCGACCTTGGCGCCGGTATCGCCCTCCAGGGACCGCACCTTGTCAAAGTCCATCTCTGGCCCGGCTTCCTCAAAGACCTCATGCAGCGTCTTTGACTTCGCAGCCAGTTCCTTGTTTACCTGCTCGTATGTTCTCATCTGATCCCTCCTACTAATTGGGTCTGTATTCGCGCGTACTCCAGGAACAACCGCTGCGCCTCGCCTGACTTCGGCTCAGTCTCCTCCAGTAGTGTTTGAAGGTCTTTGGCCACAACGGTCAGTCCATCTAGTAGGCTCTTGATGCCGTCCCTGTTTGCCGCGCTGAAAACGCGCCCCTCCTTGCGCCGTAGGTCAGCAAGCAACCTACTCCGCTCCGCCATGCCGGTGACGGCAGCAAGCGCCGTCTCCATCTGGTCGGTGAAGGAAAGCCCGTCACTTTTGATTGCGATGGTGCCAGTGCCCACGCCGGCGCCCTTCAGGACTGGCGATATCTCGAATGGGTCTACTTTGGTGAGCACCCGCACCTTCTGGCCATTGGTGCTCTGCTCTTCCCATTCCAGGGGCAAGAAGCCATAAGACCACTCTTGAAGATCGCCGGTGAACTTGACCGCCTCGTAGTGCTCGCGCCCCGTTTCGGTGGCCAGGTTGAATGTCCCCTCAGCTATCACCTCGTCGCCGTCCTCGTGGACGATAGCCTTGCCCACTGGCAGCGCCCCCATCCATGACCCGTGCATATAGGCCGAGACCAGTAGCTCTTTCCCCTCTGGGAATGCACCCGGCTTGGTCAGGTCGCCGTCCGAGTCCACGACCATCAGGGTCGCTATGCGGGCGGTGAATGTCCCCTCATCGCCTTCTTTCAGTTCAAGGCGTATCGCTTTCCGCTCTATGTCAGCCATGTCCTATTCCTCCATTTGGCATATCATCACCCTGGCACTATCGCGCACACGCAGCCCTGGTGAAGCGGTGGGTGAGTCGTTGGCCTGTACGCTCTGATTGCATTAGCGCCGTCAGCGTGTAACACTCCATTGGTCGGCAAGAATGCCTCATCGACACCCACAACCCGTCCGTCCATTTCCTGACACAAGGGGCACGACTCTGACCCTATGGCCTGCCACTTGAGCACCGTCACCCCGGCGCCGACAAAGACGAGCTTGGCGATGGCGTTCGCTAGTTGCCCCGTCTCATTCATGGCCACCTTGCCCGGCTGCTTCTCTTCCCAATCATTGAGGCGGTTGTCTACGGCGCTATAGAAATCCTCTTCCTCAGACAGTGCGCCGAGTTGCCCCTTGTGCGATTCGATATAGCGGGCGGTGAAAGCGGCAACATACTCACTCAGGAACTTCTCCATCTCCGGCGTCAACTCCGTAGCGCCGCCTACCTCACCGCCAGCAATCGGCGTGATAGCCTCAGCCAATGCCCGCACGCATCCCTCAATCTCTTTGCCGACGGTATCAGCGAACTTGGCGTAGAAGCCCTCCAGCCAGTCACCGAATGTCTGGGCGCTCTTCGAGTCCAGATGCGCCTTCGCCGCCTTACGGATATTCCGCACCTCGGCCTTGACAATGTTTTGGGCGGCTGCTGCGAATAGCGGTTTGTGCGAGTCTGCCACCCGTGACCGCAATATGGCCATGCGTTTACCGGCCGCATCCTTCTGCGCCTTCATGCCAAGCGTCTGCTCTTGCGGCTCCTCCAGTGCCAAGGCCGCCATACCGACAGGCATCATATTCATGGGCATCAAATAGTCATCCCCACCGCCGACCGGGTTCATGTTCTCCAATTCCCTGATGTCGTTGGCGCTCAGCCAGCCCCACTGCCGGGCCGTGGCGTAAGCCTGGAAGCGGCTTGGTGTGTCACCCCTCAACAGCCCTGTAACCAGGAACTCTGCGAAATACTTTTGTTTGTCGGCCAGGCTCAGGAGCTTGCGGCGTATCTCCTGCTCCCAACGCACCAACCAAGGCCCCATCGTGTAGACGATGAACTCAATGCCCTGATGCTCGATGTTGCTGTACGTTGACCGCTCCAAGTCGCCCAGCATGTGCGGCGGGACATGAAGGAACCGTGCAATCTCGGCAATCTGGAACTTCCGCGTCTCAAGGAATTGCGCATTTTCTGGAGGAATGCCGATAGACTTGAATGTCACGCCTTCTTCTAGAATGGTGATGCGGTGCGTATTGCTGAGTCCGCTATGCTGCTCCTGCCATGATTCGCGCATGTGCTGTTTCGCTTCGTCGCTCGGCTTGCCCGGATGCTCAATGACCCCGCTGAGTGTCGAGCCGCCCGAGAAGAAACGGGAGCCGAATTCCTCTGTCGCTTTGGCGAGTCCGATAGCTTCCCGTGCCAAGGTGATAGGGTCATAACCTATGACGCCATCGAATCCGAAGCCCGGGATATGCAGCACTTGGTCGGGCCGCAGCTTGACACCCGTACCATCCGGCAGCCGATACTTGTAGACCAGCTTCCCCTCTTCCCATTCGACCCGCATCTGGTCAGGCCGCAGCGGGTACAACCCTCGCGGAACTCCGGCGGTCATATCCCAGTCGATTTCCGAGTAATGATTGCCCCATGTGAGCACATGCCCCTGCGCAGTTTCCTTCCAGGCGTAGGCCGACATATACGGGTTGGCCTCATCATGGAGAAGTGAATACAGTTGATGCTCAGTTGCCCGACGTTTGCCGCGCGGCTCCAGCCGTTCATAGAGTAGGAGCGGCAACTGCGCCAACGTCTGAGCGATCAGGGTCACGCCTGCATAGTAGGCCGTGCTGGTGAGGGCATTGGTATTCGAGACTGGTACGCCGGCCTTTGAAGATAGGCCAGCCCACGTCAGCATCGACTTATCCCAGAAGGGTCGTTGCATCCAAGACTTGATGACCGTTATTGGATTATTCATAGGCTATCGAATCCCCGCTCTTCGTAAACAGAGCGGACTCCTTGTGCATGTCGTGCGGCGCGGTCTAGCCCCATGATCAAGGCCACTGCGCCATCAATCCGTTGTGTTGATTTCTCTTTGTCTGGCTTGAGGTTGCCCGCCGGGTCCTGGCGCACGACGAGGTTGTCCACATTCCACCGCAGCACCGGATTGCCCCCGTGCCGAATCTTGCGGCCCAGGACGAGGTTCATCAGTTCCTTGGTCGGCGGTGACATCGAAGCGAATCCCTGACCAAACGGGACCATGACAAAGCCCGCATCCGTCAAAGACTGGGAGAGCTTCGTTGCCCCCCAACGGTCAAAGGCCACTTCGCAGATGTGATAGCGGTCGGCTAGCGCCTCAAGCATGGCCTGGATGCTGGCGTAGTCGATGACATTGCCCTCGGTTGCGGTTATGTAACCCTGGCGCACCCACGTTGAATAAGGCACCCGGTCCCTGCGTTCCTTCTCCCGCATCGTCTCGGCGGGAATCCAGAAATGGCCCAGCGCGTCGTATTCCTCACCATCGGGGAACACCAACCACAGGGCGGTCAGGTCGGTTGTGGCAGAGAGGTCCAGTCCGGCGTAGCAGTCATGACCTCGCAACCTTTCGCTGTCCACCTGGCCGCTACAGGCATCCCAGTGATCCATCGGCATCCACCGCTCTACGGAGGCTGTCCATTGATTGAGATACAGCCGCCGGAATGTCATCTCGATGGCTGGTGTCTCTTTCGCCTTGTTCGCCAATGTCCGCATCTCCTCAATGCTGCGGAACGCCCCCAATGCTGGGTTGCAAGCGTGCCAGACTTCTTCATCCTTCCAGTCGGCATCATCTGGGGCTGCGTATATCACGGGCAGGAATGTAGGGTCGTCGATGATTCCATCTCGCACTCGGCACGCGTAATCGTGTTGCTCCCAACATATCGAGTTGCGGTCATAGCCAGCCGTGGTAATGACGACAACAAGCGGCTGCCGCCGTGCGCCGGTGGATGTCGTCAGCACATCCCAAAGCTCACGGTCTGGTGAAGCGTGGAGCTCATCGTAGATAATGCCGTGAGCGTTGTACCCGAACTTGCTGTATGCTTCAGCAGAGATCGCCGAGTAGAAGCTGTTGTTGCGGTAGTAGGCTATCCGCTTTTGTGAATCAATAATCTTGCATAGCCCCATCAAGGTCGGTTGCTGCCGCGTCATACTTGCGGCTTCGTTGAACACAAGACTGGCCTGCCCCCTGTCATTGGCCGCTGAATATATCTCAGCCCCCATCTCGCCATCGGCAAAGAGTAGGTAGAGAGCAATGGCGGCTGATAGGGTGGACTTCCCATTCTTTCGCGGAAGCTCGATGTAGCACATGCGATACTGCCGGTGGCCATCCTCATTCAGCGTGCCGAATAACTGCCTGACAATATCCTTCTGCCAGTCCATGAGCTTGAAGCGTTTTCCAGCCCATTCACCTTTCGTATGCTTCAATTGCTCGATGAAGTTGACGGCATGGTCGGCGCGCGCTGCGTCAAATCT